CACCTGCCCATCCGTCTAAATCTTTATACACATCTTTTCTAGCTAAACAATTAGCCTTAATTAAACATTTTCTACTACAAAATTTTCTTTTCTTTCCTGTAAGTGGGTTATCACAACTTACTAAACTGCATTGTAGGTATGTAACTTTCTCTTTTTTACACATACCTATAGGGTAAAGTAGATTAACGCCAAAGTAAAGCAGTAAAACGACGAAATTAGCTTTCTGTTTAATCTAAGCCGTTTTAAGGATTGACTATATCGTTTAAGGCTAAACCCTTAACTACCTCGTCAAAGTGCCTTAGGTAGCGTCTGGTGAGACCGATTTTTCCGATATAGCTTAAAATTTAGTATTTCCAGTCCCAACCGCTATGTGGAACTACTGATTGATTATTTCCAATAGTTTTTACTTTTTTAGTTTTTAACCATGCGTTATATTCTGTTACTATTTCTTCCATATCATTATAAGTAGAGTTAAGTTCATTCCATTTATTACGTGCAACTTGCGTTCCTAAATAATAATCACCGTCACCTAACTTACAGCGTGTTATAATTTGCCATATACGTTGTTTTGTTAAATCGTATTCATCTGCTAATTCAAGTAGAGTAATATCTTGGAATACCCAGTCTTGATATATTTTTGTATATTTTTCTTGACTTTCTGCTTTCTTTTTTGGTGTTATACCTCTCATAGAGTTATCTCCTTAACTTCGCCCCAAGATTGACCAAGCTCTGCGTCGACTAGTAGAGGAACTGCGATTTTTACACAGTTTTCCATAATCTCTATAACTTTTTTAGCCTGAGCATGATTTTCAATAGATATATCTACCTCGTCATGTATTTGCAAGTGTGGGACTATTCCTTCCTTCCATAAGTCTATCATAGCTAGTTTAGTCATATCAGCCGCAGAGCCTTGTATCAAACGGTTGAGTGCTTTATAAGTAAATGAACGTTTAAGTTCATCGCCGTATTTTGTTATTGCTTCATCTTTTGCTAATGGTGTTGTCCTTTCGAATTTACTTTCCCATAAATCAAAACGGCATCTACGTCCACCAATAGTTTTTATAAATCCTTTTAAATTTGCTATCCGAGTGCACTGGTCTTGTAATGCTTTTATAAACGGAACTTTTTCATGGTATTGTTGAAATAATTTCTCTGCTTCAAACTCATCTAGACCTAGTTCTCTAATTAGTTTTTCTTTACCCATACCATAGCTTAATCCTAAATTAATCGTTTTAGCTTGTTTACGTGGTATGTTTGCCATATCTGCAACTATCTGGTGAAAGTCTGCATTATTTTCTGTATATTGTTGTACAGCTTCTTGTGAACCACGTAGACTCATTTCGTTAGCATAGTGCACCGTAAGTCTAGGCTCTTGTTGTGAGTAATCGAAAGCCCCCCATTCACAGCCTTCTTCTGGTATAAATAATGACCGTATTAAATTACCTATTTCAGGGTCACGAGCAGGGACTTGTTGTAGGTTAGGATTACTATAACTAAACCTACCACTGACCGTGCCACCCCTGTCGTTACGCATAGGGTGAGCTTCTGCATGTATACGACCGTTAAATACATGGTCTCCTATCATTTTATCAATAAACGTAGTTCTTGCTTTATTTAACTTTCTAGCTCTAACGATTAATTTAGGCAACTCGTGTTCATGTCCCTCTAGCCACTGTCTTTGAAAACTAGGAGTGCCTTTTTCTGTACGTGGATACCATAAATCATTTTTATCGAATATATTTTGTAATGAAGCGTTAGCCCATAAATTTACATCACTACCATATTTCCTTTTTATTTCTACTTGTATAAGTTGTTCTTCTTTAGATAATCGACTACTAACTTCATCTGCTTTATTAGTATCGACTCTTACACCCCTCCATCGCATTTCGATAAGTAGAGGTATTAAATTAAGTTCCATATATAAAACTTTTTCTAAATCTTGTTCTTTAATTTGTTCTTCTAATTTATGCCATAACTTATAAGTAAGTATGGCGTCTTGTTCACCGTAAGGTCCAACATATTTTGCTGGTAGCCTATACATTTCGCTTTTAGGATTACAACCATATGCAAGTGCAGCGTCTTGTAATAGTGTTTCATCTTTAGTTTCATCACACCAATCTTTTCCTAAGTTATCTAACGAGTATGAAAATCTGTTTTCGTCTAGTAGAGGGGCGGCAATGATAGTATCAAGGATTGTACCTTGTATATCAATGCCTTCCCTTTTTAACCACCCAACATCATACAGAGAATTATGAAAGATTACTTTACGTTGAGTAGCTAAAACATTTTTTAACCACCTTAATACAACCCCCTCATCTAAATTACCGCCACCTTCATGACGTATAGGAAAATATCCATGCCAATCTTTAGTAGCAATACCTACACCGACAATATGACCATTGCCTGTAGCCCAACCTGGACCATTGATAAGTAAGTTAGGGTCATACGTTTCAAGGTCTACAGCTACTGTTTCATCAGGTGCAAACTCAGGAAACACGTCAGGCACAGACCACGAACTCTCGGGTTTAAATAAAGGGTTTTGCAAAATCACTTTTTCTTTTTAGGTGCTTTTCCGCCAACCCATGCTTCGTTAACGTCGGGAGTAGATTTATCGTCAGCGACATATCTTCCCTTTTTAGTTCTAGCACGTTGTGGTTTTACTTTATCTCCGAACTTATCTAGCACAACTGTACCTTCTTCTATTGCAGCATCAATGATTTCTGCTTCTTTTAAAAGTTTTTTCGCATGTGTAACCTCAGCATTCTCTTGCGTAGGTAATCCTAAAAAACCTTTTAATTTATTCCAAAAACTCATATTTCCTCCTCTTCAACTTCGTTATAAGTATCTGTAATTTCTTGTGGTTCATCTGTAGTTTGAACAAGTATTTCTTGTTCTACTAGTAAAAGATATCTACGTAAATCACGTATATCGTCTAGTAGACCTGCTTCGCCACTATATACTTTACCTGCTTCGAAGATATCCCAACCATGTTTTTCAGATTGATGTTCTATCCTATCGAACTTACGAGCAAGCATCATAAACGCACCGACACCGCCACGTCTTTTCCAAGAATCGCCGTAAGATTGTTCAGCCCTTTGTAGAGCTTGTAAATCATTTTGAGCGACTTCTTTCATGAGATTAAAATCTGCACTCATGTTATTCTCCTTTTTCCGCATGGTTATTTCTACGCTCTTCTCGGGTGCGGAGCCAACTAAGGCAAGCGTTTTTCCAATCTTTTGGAATTATATAATCACAGTGTGCAAATGCTTCTTCATACTTTCCTGATTTATATAAATAATAAGTAATTGCCATAGGCACTGCAATATCTCTATAACAAGGATTTACCCAATTAGCAGCACCAATAATATCTGCAGGGTGGTAATTAAAAAATCTATCGTGTTCCCAGTCTAAACAATCATATTCTATAAATAAATTACTATGCTCATAATTTTCTAATGTATCGTATACATTTGTAGTTGACCTGATAGAGTAAGTATCTATAGATAAATGTTTTACTTTATCCCATACTTCGTTGAGATAGACATGAAAACTATCACTAACTTGTCTATATACACCAACGGGCACACCAAGTCTATGTGCGACAAGTTCTTGAAGCACTGACATATGTACCACGTTGGCACCATACGCACCCCATAGCATATCGTTAGACCTATTACAAACAGTCATGTTTAATTTGTTATCTCTTATCTTAAAATAAATATTAGTGTTACAAGGTACGTCTTTACTAACCCTAGCCAAATCTTTATTTGCGTCCCACATCTGTAATACTGCACGTCTATCGTTTGGATTTTCTTTTAGAAGTTTTACAATCATATTTATTTGGTCTTTATGAAAATACTTTTTCCACCTATGACCATATGCCCCCCATAGAGTTTCGCCGTCGTCTGAAAAATTAGACATACTTGCAACGTAATATGTTAGTGATTTTAAATCGTTTCTGCCTGCAAGCATCCACATACTTTCTATAAAATGAAAGAACGGGTTTGCATCTCTTTCTTCTATAAGACATACTCTTTCCGTTGGTTTTAAATACACAGTAGTAACTGGGTCAACACATTCTAAAGTTTTACCGTTTCTGCTTTCTTGTTCAATATAATTAATTTTGTCTTGAAATAAATCAATACCTTTTAATAAAGCTGTATTAACATTTCTTGCTGTTATAACTTTCATAGTTCCTCCACTAATGGTAAATTTTCGTCATAAGTATACATAGACCTTGTTCTTCCCTCGCCTTTATAAATACGAGAATACTTATCAAACTCACATAAACCCCCCTCTATTTCTCTCAACTCATAAGGTAAATGATTTCTAAAGGTTATATTTACTGGTAGTTCATGTAATGCTATATCGTATAGAGCTACCATTTCACCACACCAATCATGGCTACGCTGACAAAACTCTAATGGTCTACCTGTTAATCTGTTAAGTCCTCGCATAGCTCCTGGACCTGCATTAGCCCATGAATACTTATCATTTGCTCCTTGTAGTAGATAAGTAAACCTTAAATCTGTTACAACTTCATACGCCATAAACGGTCCCATGTATGGATATTCTCGTAATAAATTCCAACAATACTCTAAAGAACTTTCATTATTATCTCTACGTTTTACAAGCTTTTCTATCATATAATCTTTACGTTCCCACATATGAGTTATACACTCCGCTACACCTGTAACTTTATCCATACCGTTTGGAGACTTTACTATATAAGCTCCTGTAACCCATTTATCTTGTTTAGTTATTTCTTCTATCGCTTTTTTCCTATCCCAATTTTTAAGTAGGTCGTGTTTTATCAGAGTTCTCCCTGTAGGTATCCAATTAAACCAACGAAAAATAACCGTAGCCATAAGCACGTCAGTATCCTCACGCATAGGCTCTCGTATATGTTTTTTAAACCAACGAGTTGTTCTATCTTCTTCGCGAAAAACTTGACAGAACTTATACTGCTGAAGTATAGGGTCATCAGTCCAAGGAGGTGGGAAGTTTTGGACTTCTTTTTGTAGTCTGATATTTTCCCTTTCTACTTGCCAATACAAGTATCTATCAAGTTCCTCTTGAATAAACATTACTTTTTACGCAGCACCCATGAACAGTTATTCGCATATTCAGGATAGAATGTTGCAGCAACAACTCTTAAGAACTGTCTACCGTATCTATTTTTTAACATATTAAATTGTTCTGGAGTCCATCCTAAGTTAGGAATTTTCATAGCTTTCTTTAAATTAGGCATTTGTATAAATGTTCCTGTAACAGCTTCTATAGTAAAGTTTCTTTCTAATTCATCTTTTAGTTCTTGGAAACCCCACTCATATACGTGGTCTTCAGGTAGTTTATCGTTAGAGCCGTCATGGTTAGGTGTAGACACAAAACCCAAAGCTCCAGGACGCATCACCCTAGCTACATCGTCAAGCCACGGAGCTATAAACTGTCTGCCCATATGCTCAATAACTTCAGTAGACCAAAAGAAATCTATACTTTCGTCCTCTAATTTAAATACAGGGTCAACTGTTAAATCTTGGATTACTATTGTTGGATTAAAATTCTGAAACCATGTAGATTCCATAATTTTGCCTCCCGCGTTTGACCAATAAGGTAATTCCATTTCACAGGCAGGGTCTATATCAGTACCATAAAAAGAAGCTATAACGTCTGTCTTTTTAATAACATACGCTTTATATAGACTTCTTAAAGCCCAACATTCACCACAACCCACCTCAAAGGTGTTAAGCGGTCTGCCTAATCTTTTCGCCTCATCTATACATAGAGAAGCTATTTTATCAAAACGACTCATATGAGCTATCTCATCTGGTCGCCAGTTAGCTAATACACCCGCACTAGCTATATCCATTCTTGTGTTTTTACTGTCGTTTTCATTGACAAGTAATTTTTTTCTAATTGAAGACATAAGTCCCTCCTTTCTTTTAGTTAATATACTTTACTTTTTATTACAAAGTAAAGAACTTTATATTTGAAAGCACCGTGTTGATTTAGGCTCTATCAAATATAGGTTTTCTTTTGCTCTAGTCATACCGACATAGAACACCCTATTTTCATCATCAGGATTTTTCTGATAATTCTTATAAACTCTTGTAGTTATATCAGTCAGTAACACAACGTTTGTAGCTTCACCGCCTTTTGCTGCGTGTATTGTAGATAATCTGATACGTGGTTCTTTTGTTATTTTTTCGCCCCTACGTAACATGGCTCTTATATAACTAATTTCTGCAGGTCTTAGTAGAGTAAAAACATCGTACCACTCACCCATAGGTAAATCTGGAAACTGTTCTTTTAACGAAGTTAAGTTAGGTTTTGCAGAAGCTTCTAACAAGTCTAACTTCTTAAAATCTTTTACTTTAATATATTTTAAGATATTAGCACATTCTGTTAACGGTAATCGTGCACCTTTTCTTAAACGCTGCCAATTTATAACAGCTCTAACTTTGCTTTCAGGTAGACTTGTTTTACCTTTTACCTCAAAAAACCAACCCTCGTTTCTACAATACTCATCTACTTCTTCAAGCAAGTAATTTGTTCTTGCTAAGACTAACCAATCCCCGTGTTCCATATTTAACAAAGTTATGCTTGGCTCCCACCTCACAAGACCTTGTTCTTTTTTAGGATGCCATACTTTATGAATACGTGAGCTAACTTGGGAGATACAACGTTTAGCATACTCATGAACACTAGAAGGTATCCTATACGATTGTTCTAATACCATAGCATTAGAACTATTACTGATTAAATAATCTACGTCTGCTCCCGCCCATTTATAAATAGCTTGGTCATCGTCTCCCGCTACATATATTCGTTTCGCTTTTTCTGCAAGTTTACGAACAACAGCCCATTGAACAGGTGATAAATCTTGTGCCTCATCTACGAACATAACGTCTAATTTTGGTATAGTTCCCTCGTGAATAAATTTATGTAACATATCTGTATAGTCAACCAATAACTTATCTTCTTTAAATAATTTTAATCCTCTTGCATATCTTTCTAATTCAAACCAACCTACAGCTTCGTCTACATCATGCCATTGTTCTTCTAACGATACATAACGCATACGTGCTAAATTTTCTATAAAAGCTAGTCGGTCGTCGTGCGTCATAGCAAATAAATGCCCGTCTTCTGATTGTGTTCGACCTGTTAGTTTTAAGTTTAATTTTTCATTTAACTCTTGTATATCTTGTGAGCCCATGACGTTTTCTCTAGTTAGTCCTAGTTGCCTAAAGGCTAACGAATGAAGTGTTCTAAAGTATGGAAGTTGGGCGTTACTTATTCCAAACTTTGTTATAGCTCTTTCTTTACCTTCGTTTACAGCTTTTCGAGTAAATGTAAAAAACCCTATATCTGAAGGCTCTGTTCCTGAATCAAGTTCTTTTTCTATTAAGTCTAGTAAAGTAGTTGTCTTACCTGTTCCTGGTGGTCCCAAAATAACTTGTGTATGGCTAGGTAATGTCATATACCTGTCCTAAATGTGAGATTAATTCTTTCTTCTGCACCAACGATGTCGGGTACAGCGTGAGTAGATTTCATCTGGCTATGCCCATCAAATATTAATACGTCGCCGTGTTCTAATAAATATGTATCTTCAGCAACTACAAAGTTTTCTATTTTTGTTTCTATCTCGCTTGTATCTGTTTTCTTTTTTATTTCATTTTGATAATACCGCCAAGTAAATACTCTTGGTGCTCCAAACGATATAGAAACAACTAAGTCATCTAGTGTGGGCACGGTGTCGCTGTGGTGGGGGATTCCTTTACCATCAACACCATAATACCCACATAGACAAAACGAAAAATCAACTCGTAAATCATATTCACGCAATAACATATATTCAGTTAATGTTTTAATTCTAAAGATACGGTGGTTATCTGTCCACAAGCGTCCTTTATATTCTTTACCTGCATAAGCAAAAGTATTTCCATAACCAACTGTTTTTCTACCTAAAACTTTATGACCGTTGAACTCACGTATGGTTGGCTCATCCCAATCAGTAATAACTGGGTTTTCGTTTTTAAAATATCCTTTTTTAAAATCTATCATATTTTTGTATCGTTAAACTCTGGTAAGTCGTGAGGCTCATTTTGAGTTTCGAATTCGTTAATATACCATACGTTTACGCCTTTGCCTTTTATATTGAAAAAATAAGGCTCTCCGTCAAGCTGTTTTAATTTAGATGTTAATCTATTTCTTTGATATTCTTTAAAATTATTTCTATGTAGATAATCCATTAAATCTGCTAATCTAAAATATGTTTTACCTTTGTTTGTCCAAGGCTTATGTAATAATAATTCATCTCTTTCTCTAGCAGGTCTTTCAGTGCAGAAAGATTCTAATAACTCCATAAAATGCCCCTCAGTAGAACTTTCTTTAGGCACCTCTACTATCGTAATAACATCGAGTAGCTGTTGTATAATTTGTCTCCAGACGTTATCTTTTACCTTAGGTGGTATTTTATTTAGAGCGTCCATACATTTTCGTTGAAACCTATTTTGATTTAGTAAGTCATCTGTCTCTAATTCTAACCTACCTCCCTCTACATCTAAAAACCATATCGGAGGGTCACTGTCTTGTTTTGTAAGATTACTAAATAAAGGTGTGCCACCGTTAGCACCTATGCCATACTTTCTTGTTCTACATAATGGGCTATTACAATGACTAGCTATCGGTTGGTCATTACATCTATAAAAATAATCTTTACGTTTTAATTGTTTTATTACTGTTAAAACTTCTTGTGCACCTAATGGTGGTTGCATATATTGTATGTTTATATCCTCTATTCTTTTTTCCCAATCATCTGCAAACTTCTTTCGTAAGAACACACCCACATTAAACAACCCTGAATTACGTGTACCTTTAGGAAACCCCTGCACAACTAAATGCTGAATACAAGGAGGGGCTTGGTCTAACCATTCGTGGTGTTCATTTAAAGGACTAGCTTCTAAAAGCTCTAATGTTTTTGAATTTATTTGTGTTTCTTCTATACGTTCAATAAACTCTGTTGGTGTAAGTGCTTGTCCCTCTACACCGTATGCATACCTTGTTGAGTTTTCACCACCGAAATAAGGCATATTTAAGGTGCTACCTCTGTCCCCTCTATCTAATAATAACTTTGTTTGTTTAGGAAATATCTCCGCTTGACCATACCCTATTGAAGCGGCAATCTGTCTAAGTTTTCTTTGTAACATAGATGCAGCAACAGCTTCTATCATAAATAAATATATATGTGCACCTCCACTTTTGCTTCTACATATTATTAAAGGTAATTTTTGTTTAGCTAACTTAATAGCTAATTGTTTTAAATCAAGTTGATATTCATCAACATCTATAGCCCCCCACACACATTCATTATTTTCATTTATAGGGACTATACCTAAACTTTGTTGACCTGATAAATGTTTTGACCATAAGTCTATAACATCGTTGTCATCTAAATCTTTAGATATGGTAATATTTTTACCACTGGCTTTGCCGTCTTCTCTAGTTTCATTTGTAGAAGTAAACGTTCCGTATGCAGAACGCAGTCCTGCATACTTCTTAGCGAACGTTTCAGCTAACGACATAACTACAATGTAACAGTGTCGTCTAGCTGTTCTTCTTTTACCTCAACCTCACCCGCTCTCGCTGCAGACATAAATGTTTTAGCAATCTGTGCATCTTCTATAGCAGTTTGACCCGCTTGACTTATGCTAAAACTATTCCATGTGCCTTTATCGTTAGATTGTGTTGTTGTAGTGAGCATGTAATTATACGCAAACATCGGTGCTTCTACATGCTTACCTTCGGCGGTTTTTACCCTAGCCATTCTCATCATAGTTAACCATTTACGAGCTACACCTAATTGTGTAGAAGTAAATGCAAGAACTGCTTGTTGAGGCTCTGGCTCTAACACTAACACATAAAACTGTGCTGTTTCAACTATTTCGTTTCCTTCAGGTGTATAAAATCTCCTAGACTCAGGGTCTTTTTTACATTTATTAAGAATAGAAATATCGTGGTTAGCGTTGACTAAACCACCACCTTTTTCTCTAGGCACCCATTCTATATATTTTTTAGTATAAGCACATGGAACTATAGTAATTCCTTTAACACCATCATAAACACTATTAGTAACAGTGTTATAAAGGTCTCCTGCACTTGCACCTTCTACATAGCTACCACCTGCTTTATTAAGCTGTGGCGACATGGGTTGTAAAACTCTGATAAAAGGTATTGCAAAATCCTCTACCGTAGTTTCTTCTAGACCAGTCCCTTCTGATAATAATGTATCATCAAAAGCGACTACGCTTGTTGTAGCTTTTTCAGCTACGTTTTTATCTTCATCAATCATGTTTTACTCCTTTTTGATGATAGCCTTAGTGCCTATATAGACACCGAAAGGCTCGGTTGGAACATCATTCCCTGTTGTTAATTGCTCTTTTACAAAAGCTTTTAAGGTAGAGGGATGAATACTCTGTTTTACCTCTGGAGATAGACCACGAGATTTAAGTGCTAAAACAGTTTCATCTACTATAGCACTCTCACCACGAGCGAACTTTAAAGATACTTCGTTCTTTATAATACCCTCGTGTCCGTTATCTAATAACCATTGGTATGCCTGTTGCTGATTTGCTTTAGATATATGAGCACTATAGAACTCACTTATAGATATCTTTTCTCCAGAGGATAAAGTTATCTGCGAGAGTCCTGCTTCTGACATAGCGTCAGGTAGCTCCTGTTCTTGGCATAATCGCAACTCTTCTTTTTTAGCTTTTAAGTGTTCTTCAATACTTGCAACTTCATCTAATAGATTTAATTGCTTTTCAGCTAAACTAGAAACGGTGTTAAGTTCATTATCGGTAACATTGCTAGTCCATGAATCGGGTTTACTATTACCAATAAGTTCTTCATATGTAGGTTTACTCATCTAATTCTCCTTTCTGATGTATGTCTATGTCTACAGGATAATACAAGCCTTCTTGTTTATCCCATTTTAATATACTATATTTACCTCGATTAAAAAATGCAGCTAATGAACACGCCACACCAATAGCGGCAGGGTCCCCTATCAACAATAAGTAATCACCTTCTTTATAATCTTGTAGAAGTCTTTTCATCCTACGCACCGAAGGTCCAGAGCTTAACATGATTTGTGCATTAGAAGGTAACAAAACTTCAAAATCGCCATACTGTCTAGCACCTGCGATATTTCGTCCTGCTACTTCTTGAACAACATATACTGTCATTTTTTCTCCTTTCTTATTTCTAGGCTTTTAATTTATAATAGAGTTTTACCAAAGTAAAGTTATTAGTATTATTATTTTTAAAAAAATTTAATTTTATAAAAAATTTTTATAAGAATTACTAATATCTTTAATAGAGTAATAGATTCTTTAATCAAAAGGTCTACTAAACGGACTATAAGATTATTATTTTGGTCTTTAAACTCTATTAGTTTTACTATATTATTATTACTAGAAATTAGAAAGTAAATGAAAATTAATTATAAGTTTAAAACTAAACCATATGAGCATCAACTAAAAGCTCTACAAAAATCGTGGAGAAAACACGAGTATGCTTATTTTATGGAAATGGGAACAGGTAAATCTAAAGTTCTTATTGATAATATAGCTCTGCTATATGATAAAGGAGCTATTAATTCTGCTATTGTAGTAGCACCTAAAGGCGTGTATAGAAACTGGTTAGAAAAAGAAATACCAATGCATATGCCAGACCATGTAGAGTATAAAATGGCTATATGGAATCCCGCACCTAACAAAAAACAAAAGAAAGATTTAGTCGAATTGTTTGAACCATGTTATGAACTTAAAATACTTATTGTAAATGTAGAAGCTTTTAGCACTAAAAAAGGTTTTACTTTTGTAGAAAAATTTATACTTAGTTCCAATGCACTTATAGCTGTAGATGAATCTACTACCATAAAAAATCCAAAAGCACAAAGAACAAAAAATTTAATTAAGTTAGCAATTAATACAAAATATAGAAGAATACTAACAGGCTTTCCTGTTACAAGGTCGCCCTTAGATTTATATAGTCAATGTGCTTTTTTAAATACACATTTGTTAGGCTACGGCTCTTATTATTCTTTTCAAAACAGATATGCACAAGTTATGAATAGGCAATTAGGAACTCATAGTTTTAGACAAGTAGTAGGATATCAAAACTTAGATGAACTTACATCGTCATTAGACAACTTTTCTTTTAGAGTATTGAAAAAAGAATGTTTAGATTTACCTGATAAAATTTATACTACTAGGGAAGTAGAACTTACTACTGAACAAAAGAAAGTATATAAAGAACTAACTAAATATGCAGTAGCAGAATTAGAATCTAATGAGATAGTTAGCGTTACATCTATTCTTACGCAAATATTAAGATTACATCAAGTTGTTTGTGGTTTTGTGAAACACGACCAAGGAGACGAAGTAGAAATAAAAAACAATAGGTTAGATGAATTAATAAATGTTTTACAAGAAGTTCAAGGTAAAACTATTATATGGGCTAATTATCAATACGATATAAAAAGAATATTAAAAACATTACAAGGTATAACAGGAACAGATAGTGTAGCAACCTATTATGGTGAAACACCTGATGAAGAACGACAAGAAATTATACGCAGGTTTCAAAATCCTAATTCACAACTACAATATCTTATTAGTAATACTCAAACAGGCGGCTATGGTATTACATTAACAGAAGCTAAAAATGTAATTTATTATAGTAATAATTACGACCTAGAAAAACGACTACAATCTGAAGACCGTGCTCATCGTATAGGACAAACTAATAAAGTAACTTATATTGATTTAGTTGCTAAAGGAACTGTAGATGAAAAAATCGTAAAAGCACTTAGAAATAAACTCGACCTAGCACAAGAAGTATTAGGCGACGAAAAATGGAAAGATTGGATTAATTAACCGTATCTTTGTTTCATTAACTCGTTTAAAGAACCACCAACAGCCATTTTTTCTATTTGTTCAATATCGCCACCTAGATTATACTCTGGCATCATTGAACCTCCCCCCGCCATATCTTTAACAGTTTTACCAGTGATTTTTTCAACAACATTTTTATCTTTTTTAGCAAGAGCTTTAAGACCAGGATTTAGATTATCCATAGATATTTCATTTCCATCAGCGTAACCCATAATATCACCACCGTCTGCGTACATAGGCATAGGACCACCTAAGTTCATATTTCTAGGTGCACTACCGCCTATAGCATTCATAATAATTCCTTTTGCTGATTCTAATATTTGTAAAGCAGTTTCTGGATTACCTTGTGACCTTTTAACTACTGCATCTGCTAACATTTGTGCATCTTGCCCCGTATCAATAACTTGTTCTTGTTGTAACATTTCAGGTGCTTGGTCTTGCATTAATTCACCTGCTTGTCCAGGAAAAGACTCTGGATTAGTTGGACTTCCTATAGGACCACTCTCTATACCCATACCTGCTAACATTTCTCTTGGCACAGGTGTTTGATTACCTCGCTCTCTAGCTTGTCCAGGATATGATTCAGGGTTGTTGGGTCCTCCTATAGGTCCACTTTCTACACCCATATTTCTTAGCTCATCTAATTTACTCATTATACCTTTCATAATCATAGTTTATCTCCTTGGCTTAAAAGCGTTTTGGAATATTCTTGTAGTCATTGTATCACCTTGTTGGCTTTGCGGCAACCTCATGATTCCTGCATTTAAAGGTCCCCCAAATTTCATACCACCTAACCTTAATCTGTCATCAGGTGGCGGTATTTTAGGTGGTTCATCAGGAGGAACTTGTGGTGGTTTAATTATTATGGGTCTGTTTATAGGAGCCGTAACAAATCCAGGAGCTTGACCGAATATTCTTGTGCTGACTCCAGGAGAAAGTCGAATACTTGGAGCACCGCTACTAAAGTCAGTTGGTGGTCTATACATACCTCTAGTAGTAGGTGTAGAAACATCTACAGGAGGAGTCGGTGGTTCATATGGCGGTGTGTATGGCGGCTCATTTGGCGGTGTAACTGGCGGTGTAAATGGCGGCTCTATTGGTCCATCTCCAGGAGGTCTTGGAGGTCTAAATGGTGGTTCATCTATAGGTGGTCTAAATGGTGGTCTAAATGGGGGTTCGTCTATAGGTGGAACAAACGGTGGTCTATCTATGGGCGGAGGTCCATCTATAGGTGGGACAAATGGTGGAAAATCATCTATAGGTGGGACAAATGGTGGTTCATCATCAAATATTGGTGGTCTAAATGGAGGTATGTTATCATCAAAAATACCGTCATAGATATTATCTATAGGCGGAACGAAAATTTGGTCTTGAAAATCGTCTGGCGGCATACTAGGGGGTTGTATGTTAAAGATGTCTTCAAAAGTATTACCACCAGACATAAAATTGTTTTCTATATCGGTAACTTCATTATTAATAAAATCTGCAACATCAGCTTCGTATTGGTCTGTTGCACCCATACGAGATAAATTAGCATCACGTCTTGCGTTAGCTAATGATAATATTCCGTCTCTGCCTATATCATCGTAAATCATTAATAGATACCCCCTGAAATAACTCTATCTATAATTTTATTATCTTGTATCATAGGAAAATCTACTTCTTCTCTATCTTCTGGAATTTGTAAAGCTCGTTCATATTCGTTATATAATTCATCTTCGCTACCTAAATCTTGATATATAACTATACCATAAGAAGACATAATATTAGTAAGTTGGTCATAACTTATTTTACCCTCGTAATATTTTCTATAAGCATCTGCATATTTCTTGTCTAAAACCATATAACCTAAATGTGTTCTTGACCTCATACTTTGATTATTTAGGAGAGCGTTCACCCTTCTACCTACAATACTTAAAGGAGCTATCAACATTCTTTGTAAAAATCTTGCATCTTCTACGTTAGCTCCTTGTTTATACTCATTACCCATAACAGCTCTTTGTACTAGGGGAGTAGGTGCCTGACCTGCCTCTTTTAACATCATCTCATTTAATAGTTTCAAATTTTTAACATATTCATCTGCTTCTTTACCTAATAAAGGTTTTATAAAATTATCAAAAGTTAATTGTGGACCGACCATGTTTTCAGGTCCAAATCCCTTATATAAAAGGTCATCTAATGCAAAAGGGTCGTAAGAATATTGTGCTCCTCTCCTGCCAGTGGGTTTGAGTATTTGTTGTAATATATATCTTTTAGTAACATCTGCCATACCCTCTTGTAAAACTGGATTTCTTTTTACTATATCTGAAAAAAACTGTATATCGTTTAATAAAATACCAGACTCTTTTTGTGTTCTACCCGCAGATAATATATTTTCTACAATATTAAACATTCTTTCGTCAGGTCTACCTAAATTTGACACACCGAAACGGTTTGTTAAAAACAATAAATCATCATTCATTCTTTCTAACGGCGTTATAACTTCGTCAATAAATCTTTTAGGTCGAAAAATCGGCACGTCATCGCCATATATAGCTCTTAAAGTGCCTTTATTTTCTCTAGCAAACTGTCTAAAAGCTGTAGCTCTTTGTAATGAACTTTTAGATGTATCCTCTAAAAGTTCCGCTTCTAAATACCTTGCTACTCCTAATTGTATTTGTCTTAATTCATCGCCGTTTTCAGCTTTCAATATTCGTAATAAAGGCTCTAATCTAGTATTACTGCTAGCGTTTTTAGAGTTTGTACTTAAAATATATCTAGCAACATCTTCAGGATTTTTCTTCAAAAGTTCTCTTATGATTTGAGAGTAAGAATCTTTTATAGCCCCTTTTTGTGTTGTCCATGCTGTTCTTAAATCTTCACCAAAACCTGATTCTGCTCTTCTACGCATCACTGCTTTCGGTGTAGGGTTAATACCTTCTTTAGTTAATTGTTGTCTAACAGCACTATTAATTAACTCGTCTATTTGTCTTTCAAACCCACGCTCTAAATCTCTCGCTAATCTTGAAGCTTTTGGATATTTATCAGCATATCTACTTGCAAAATCATTTAACGTAACTCTAGCGTCATGTAATTCTCTTAAATTAAAACCTAATTCGTCAGGTCCTGCAAATTTACCTGCTTTATTTTTTGCGGTTAATCTTCTTAATGTTTCACCGCCATTAGTTCCTAACAATTCATTTAGAACTGCTTTTGCGTCTTTATCACCAAAAGCTTGAAAAAGATTTTCAGATTTTTTACGTGTTGAATTAATCCATGTTTGTGTGGGTCTTTTTAAATATCCAGCACCAGTTACTAAATCTTGGTATAGTGGATTTGCTAAAGCTTGCTCCATTAAATCATTTGCATTAGTCATATATGTATTACGCATTTGATTTAGTCGACTAGTTGTCCTTTGAAACATGGGAGAAGAAGCATTAGGGTCTATTACATCTTTCATTAAAGCATTACCAGCACTATCTACGGTACCTCCTTGGGGTAAAGCTCCACGTACCTCAGTAATCATATCTTCCATATCTCTTACAATTTTGTCATAATTTTCTTGTGCCAGTCCACTTAAACCTTTAGATAAATCTGCTGCTGTTACATCTGATGTTGACCCAGCAACTTTAGTAATTAAGTTATTTATAACTTCGTCATTACCTAGTTTTATTTGTATAAAAGCTTCACGTAACTTCGGGTCATCAGCGTATTTTAAAAACATAGTTTCTAAATCAGCAGCTTCTATTGTTTGTGTTTGACCTGATAATGTTGGGTTGTATTTTTTTAAATCAACTCCCATACGTCTAGCTAATTCTTCAATTTGTCTATTAAGTTCTGCAACACCTTCTACACCATAATTTATCCCACCCGCAGGTCCACCTATTTCATCTGCTCTAGCTGCTATATACAAATCATCTATTTGTTCGTAAAAAGTATCAGGTACGTCTTTTCCTGTTATCATGCCCCAAACTTTTGGTATAACTTGTGCACCTGTGCTAATTAATGCGGTGCCACCAAAACTTAGGGCACCAATCATTCCTGACTCTTTAAAAATATCATCAAAATCTCTATCATGTGAGCCTAAAGCCACTCCTAAAGTCATACGTAGAAAATCACCACCTGCAGCACCTGCACCCGATAAAGCAGAAAGTCCTAATATTTTTTTACCTTTAGAACGTAAAGTAGGTCCAGACATTCTTAAAGGTCCACCTTTTCTTGTAGCATATATAACTAATCCTGCATCTAATGCTAGTGCGGGGAATTCTTGTAGCAAAAAATTATACGTATCCTCACTTGTAATAAGTGGACTATTGATTACTTGCCAATCGGCTTCTGGGTTTGGTTTAATAGCTATACCGTCAGCAGGATTACTAGGATTCATATACATAAATTCAGCCCCTTCCATACCATATTTTTTAGCTAAATGTTCATAATCAGCTGTAGTCATATTACGTGGATTTAAAGCTCTATCAAAAGCAAAACGTCGACCTGCTTCTAAATCACTGAACTTGTATTCTGCTTGTTTAGTTGCATCAAAACCTAAAGCTGCAAGACGTTGAACTTTTGCTGCAGGAGAAGAATCCCACGAGCCATCAGCCAAACCTACTAAATAAGGCTGTTGTCTCATATCAAGTTCTCTTTGGTCTAATGGGTTATAGGGTATAAATATACCTTGTTCTTCTTGCTCCCTTATACGAACAGCCTCGTCTGAATTATAAATTCCCATTCTTCTATCATAATCAGGAAAATATTCCGATATTTCAAAAGGAATTGGCGGGCGGTCATAAGGTTTTATTCTTTTATTAACATCAACAGCATTAATTAAGTTATTAACACTGTTTAATCCATAAATATTTACTGCTTCCGCTTTTAACTCTGGACTATAAACTAAAGCTAATGCTTCTAATTCTCTAGGCGATAAAACAGCTCCATAAGTTACGTTTGGGTTTTGAGGTAAAGTTTTTGCACCTAATTCTTGACCAAGTGCTTCACGTTTTTGGTTATAAAGTTGTTTAGCACTTACCTTTATTCCATTTTCTGTTGTTTGTGTATCGGTAACCATTAGTCGTATAAATTAGTTATATTATTTATATCTCTAGTAATCTCATCATCTAAAACGTTTTGGTCAATAATCGCATTTGGATTAGTGGGGATTCCTGTTTTTCTTGGATAATATTCTTTATTAAAAGGCATATTTTTATATTGGTCGAAAATCTTAATACCTTTGTTATAACTTCTTTCTGTAAACGGAACAAACTCATAAGCATTTACATTTGCAAAATCATAATCTTCAGTACCTTCTATTAAGGGTGGTTTATAAAAATCGGTTACTAAAGATAGTCCTGTTTGATTATTTGTTCGATGAAGATGTCTTATAATATTAGGACCTACACGTCTACGTGTTTCTAATTCAAGACCATTTAGCATTTGGTCAGTAACTCTTAATAAATTATGGTATGCAACATTAGCGTCTTGTGTTGCACCAAAACCTACGATTTGTAAATGATACGCTAAATCTTTATCAGATAAAGTTCTTCCTGTTTGACCATTCATAGCAGCTAACATATAAGCCATTTGTAAAAAGTTTGCTTGTTGTGCAACATTTTGGAAAGCTGTTGGTCCTACTTTATCCATAAAAGTTTTCTTATACGAAGGTTGTGTTTCCATTAAAGTATTAAAAGCTGAATTTAATGCTGCTTCTGCTTCAGGGTCGTCTGGATTAGCTTGATATCTTTCTAAAGCTTTAAATGTAATTTCGGCGTTTACACCTGTGCCTCTTGTTAAATCTGAACCACCACCATTTTCATCTTTAGAAAAAATAGCGTATATATCATCTTGACCTGCTCCATATTTTTGACCAAAGAAAGACGCGATTTGTTTAAAGTTAGCTCCCATGCTATTAGCAAAATTTGCAATATCTGCTACAGTAGTTATACCTGATTTAGAAGGGTCTTCTATTGCCTTGTACAACATTTCAAGTTGAGGTATAGCAATATTTAAAAATTGTGTAGCAGCAATATCTTTGTTTTTTATTTCGTCGTAATCTTTGAAAAACTCTGTAGATATATTGTCTTTCATTGCACTTCCAGAAACACTATCTGCATCAATATACCTTATCCAATTTTCTCCTGCTAATTGTTCCTCTCCGTCATCGTTAATTAAATATGCTTGTCCTGGAGTGTCACCTTTAGTATAGTAAAATCCAGGCTTGATTATAGTTACTCCACGATTTCGTAGTGCGTCTGTATCTAAAAGATTTAAAAACGTTGCTGTTCCTTGTTCTTCTTTTAAAAATTCTTTAATTAATTGTCCTCTAGCTTTATTTATATTTACATCTCTAGTATCTTCTGCTCCTCTTAACGATATAGCTGTTCTAGTGTAATCGGGTGCACCTCTACCCATTTGTGAAGCTGCTATTAAATCAACTACATCCATGCCTCTAAAACCTCCTACATCTTTTTGTGGACCATAAGCAGCATAGGCAGCACCTAAAGCTTTTTCTTCTTTAGAAAGATTTTCAGGGTCAGCTCCTATACTCTCATAATACTCACTAGGAGTTAAAGTTTTTTGGTTTCTTTGAAACAGTCCTGCTATACCACGAGGTATAAAAGGCAGTAGTCCAGCAATCTTTTCTTGAGTTGTTGGTTCAGGTGGTCTACGCAATGGTGGTCTAGCGGTAGGGAAAGAGGGTCTTGCTTGTGTTATTTGTATAGGTTGTATACCTGCTATTCCTTGTTTACCGCCGAATGTTGGAAATGGTGTAAATTTCATAAGCTATCTAATCAATAAGTAATATTTCCAGGAAATCCGCCAAATCCTGGTCCAAATCCTGGTCCAAATCCTGGTCCAAATCCTGGAAATGGGAAATTTCCTATGCCGCCAGGAGGCATTCCTGTTGGTGGTGGTGTTCCTGTTGGTGGTGGTGTTCCTGTTGGCTGTGGTGTTTGTTGAAAAGGTAAAGACATATTACCTACGCCTGTAAATGTTGGTGAAAAACTGTTAGGTGTATACGCTGTGCCTGTTGCAGGTGTAGCTCCTGCATAACCGAAACCACCCGCTAACGGTCCAAGAGAGGCGGTTAACGAACCAAGATTCTGTACTAATTGCATAGGTAAATTATATTGACCTGTAAAGTTTTGGTATGCTAAATCCATTAACGATTGACTTCTACCTCTGCCTAAACCACCAAGACCCATAGTTCTGCTTATATCTTGTCCTTGTAATGCGGGAAGGGTTTGTGCTAAATTTTGAAAATTTCTGCCTAACCCTGCTAATGCACCCGCACCTTGTAAACCCCTACGTTGGGCTTGTTCGAATGCATTTGATGCAAGTTGCGAAGCTTGACCAAAACCACCACTTCTTATTTTACCGACTGCTTCTGATGCACCTCTACCTACTTGCCTAGCTAATTCATTTTGTGCTATACGACCTCTAGAGCCTCCGAAAGCTCCTTGACTAACAGCTCTATCACGTAAGCCTATATCTGATTGTGCAAATCCTCTATTAATATCTTCTAAAGTTTGGTCTACAACCGCATCTTCAAAAGGATTATAAAATTGGTCAATCATGTTTGGGTCGAACTGTCCCGTGCTACCACGAGTCATAGCACCCGCTTGGTTTAATAAATCTGCAGAAGCACCTAAATAAGGTCTGTAACTACCGATAGCACTATCAGATAATTGCATAGCTAATCGTTCTCTAGGGTCGAAATCAGCTACCCTTTGTCCTGTATAAGTAAAAGGTGAGCTATCTTCCCTGCCTAAATTAGCAAATTGGTCTCTAAAAAATTCTGTCGCAGTAGGGAATAAAGTTTGTGATAATAAATTACCTATATACCCTGCGGGGGCTTGACTGGAATATTCTTGTTCTTCTCTACTAGCCATACATTCTATTTCCTTTATTATTTATTTTGTTAAGTTTTGATATACCTTTACTATGATTACCGTTACCTAACATGTCTACTGTAGCTTTAGATAACATAAACTCACCATCACTAGCCATTATAGGTATCAAATCATCTTTGGGTCCTCCTGGACCGTCAAGTTCTCCACCACCTAACATAGGTTTAAACATTTTTCTATCTAGAACGCCACCGCCTTCCATACCTATAGGGTCGAACTGAAGCCGTCTTCTATTAGCATTGCCTGCAGGTAATGTTCGTGTAGATACTTGACTGCCTGGTCTTTCTTCTCGTCTTTGTAATAAAGCACTAAGTATACCGCTAAACCCACCAGTTAAAGCATTTTGTAAATCAGCTAAATCTTCATTACCATATATTTCTGCTAATATTCCTCTCAAACCTTGTGGCATAGTATTTAAAGTATCAAATATACTTGATATACCACCGCCATCATTATACTTAGGTACCATACCGCCTCCATACATGCCCATGATACCTTCTGGGTATTGTTGTAACAATTCCATCAACATTTCTTCATCCATATTAGATAAAGAACGACCTTCTTGTCCTTGCGATGCTTCTTCAGGTGCTTTAGCTTGGGTACCTAAAATTTCTTGTATTTCTAAAGGAATACCTGAATCTAAAGAAGGTGCAGTACCAGCCCCAATCACACCTTTTTGTTTTGGTGCTCGTTTACGTGCTATTTCATTAGCAATGACGCTGCCTCCAACGCCAACCAAAGCAGCTATTACAGGTACGGGTATAGGCATATTAATCTCCTTTTGACTGATTATATATCAAAAAGTATATATTATTAAAGGTTTTTCTTTACCTTTTACTTTTATAGGTTTTACTGATTTTAAATGATGACCACAATATTTTTCAGTTTCTTCACCTATTAGTATATTTACACCTGCTTCTTTTGTAGCCGATTCTAGTCTAGCGGCAGTATTTACAGCGTCTCCGATAGCACTATAATCGAATCGAGTATCGCTACCCATATTACCAATTACAGCTTCTCCTGTATTTACACCAACACCAATAGCTACGCCTATATCAGCTTTTTCTATATTTTCCTGTATTTCTTTAGCACATTCTACAGCCACCTGTTCATGATGCGGTAAATCTAATGGTGCATTAAATATTGCCATCATTGCATCACCAATATATTTATCTACCATACCGTTGTATTTTTTCACTGCATCAGATTGTATTGTTAACGCTTTATTCATAATTTCTGTTACTTGTTCTGGTTCTAGTTTTTCAGATAATGCAGTAAACCCCCTAACATCAGTGAATAAAAAAGTACATCTTCTTTTTTCTCCACCTAGCTTTAATAAATCAGGGTCTTTTTGTAAGCGTTTTACTTGTCGTGGGTCTAAATAATGTTCAAACTGTTTTTTAATTTGTAAACGTAATTTATATTGTTCTCTGAATCTAAGGTAAAAAGCTATGCTACCTGAGATAAACTGGCTTATTAAAGACCAAGTAACGTCTATTAGAACACCTGTACCTATCGTATACGCCCCGTATAAGCCCGTTAAAGCCATAGTTAATAAACCTAAGGTTACGCCCCAAGTTATTCCTAAATAGCTTATAAACGCCCATATTAGTCCCACAGATATTAAAAATATAAATAGTTCTACAGATAAAGCGTAATCGGGTATATAAGGGCTATCTTGTATTAATATAGATTCTGCAAGTGCAGCTTGTATTTTATGTGGCTCAACTAACCCAACAGGCGTAGCAATCTGCGGCATCACCCCGTTAGCGGTAACACCAACGAATACAAACTTACCATTAACATTCATTTCTTGTAAATCTGTTTCTTCTGTTTTTACCCATGATATCCATTTACGACCAAAACTATCTGTTTTTACTGGCGGCAATCCTCTAACCGCTATCTCTTGCACACCGTTATCATTAGTGGTGATTATATAAGTAGGTGTTCCAGTTAATGTTTTTAATACTTGCGTTCCGAACGAAGCTGACCAACCATCAGGGTTTTTTAATAATAGAGGGATTCTTCTGACAAGTTGGTCAACCTCTGTAGGTGCTATTGCAACACCTTGAACTATATCGTCGTATGTGTAATAGTTTTGTTTTATACCAGAAGAAGGTATTCCTCCAACATCTGGTCCTTTAATAACTGTTCCTGTAGTTTTAGGAAATATACCGCTACCGTTTTCAAAAGTAGCTAAAACACTTGGAGCATAGGTTAATGCACTACTAAAACGTGCGTCTCCTCCCATTCTATCTGCTTGTGGGAAACTTATAACCCAACCTACTCCCATAGCACCTGCTCCTAATAAGTTTATTTGTATATCAGCTAGACGTTCTCTAGGTAATGGATAACCTCCTTCTTTTTCTAAATCTTCTTCAGTAATGTTTAATATTACAAAACTACCGCTAGGTTCTGGTGTTTCAATAAATGCATCAAAAGTTTTAAGTTTTAATATTTCTGTCGGTGTGCTTTGAAATATTAAAGGAACAGCTAATAAGGGTAATAATATAAATATAAGTTTTTTCATCCGCTACTTTGTCTTATGGTAATAGTAGAATCACCACCACCATTTATTTTTATTATATTAGAAACACCGTCTTGTATCAAAATGACTGTATAACCTGCACCAGAATTTAAGTCGACCTGCACTGACTCACTGACTTTCCTACGTAAACTTACAGTTTGCCCTGTTACTATTGTTGTTATTTGTGTATCAGAATCTTGTCCTAATAAAGTTCCTGTTATATTTATACCTGTAGCTAACGCTAACTGGTCTTCCTCATCTTCTATAGCTAAGGCATCAAGAACATTTAATAAATCTTCTAAAAAGTTTACATCTAAATAATTAATATCTAATTCTGTAAATTCTAAACTATTATCTTCTAAGAAATCTTCTGCTAAATAATCTATATCTAAATCATTAAAATCTAATAGATTTACTGTTTTAGTGCTTGCCGTTTCTTCTTGTAAAACATCGTCTTCTTTAGGTGGAGATACTATAAGCATATTATCAATAATATCTAGTGATAAATCTAATACTACAGGTTTACTGGGTGCGTTTTCAAAAACATCTACAGTTGTGGCTTGATAAGGTTTATTTAATAAAACACTGCCTGTTGCTGTTACTACTTCTATCTCGCCACTAGATAGCCCTAATGCGTCAGGTAATAAAATTATTAAACTACGACCTAGTTCATCAACCGTAGCAGTGAAATCAGTGCCTCTAATCGCAATATTTGCAGTAGGGGTGCTAAGTTTTATATTTTGTTTATCTATACGATTAAGATTTCCCGTGATAAATCTCGCTGTACCTAAAGCAAAGTTAAGGGACATTTTAGACTTACTCGGGTCTGGGTCATAGATATACTCATCTATGAGGAGTTGAGAATGTTCAGTAAGTTTGACTATCGATTTATCTAAAAAAGTTATAGCCATACGACCATTAGTAGTTATAGCTTCATCATTGCTTTGTATAGCAAATTGTAGATTAGCGTCGTAAGGTTTATCTCTTACTATTTGAGCAGAGCCGTTTAGTTCAGATATATCTCCGATATCAACAGCTTGTGCTTGTGCCTTGGTCGTTTTGAATGACACAGACAGTACCACTATTACCGCTAGATAGAATCTTGAGCCAGTCATTATCTAATGTGCTTGATTGTGTAATATTAAAAGTTCTAGAATTACCTGTTTGGTCTAAATAAAAATAACCTCCCGCGTAACCAGAACCTGTAAAATTCACAGTATTACTATCTCCGTCTACGTCTACATAAGAAGTGCCGCCGTCATAATTTATATCGAAATCAAAAGTATTGCCATCGCCTTGTATAATCCAATCTAAATCTAATGTTGCAGCTAACGCAGTTGTTCCATGGTCTAATGTAAAAGTATTTGTACTACCTGTAACATCTACATTGTAGTTAGAATTATCAATGCCATAAGTATTCGTTGGGTCGCCTTGTATAGTAAAGGTATTACTATCGCCATCAAATTCAAAAAATCCAGTAATAGAATCTCCTAAGATATCGCCTAAAAATTTGTTTGTATCTCCTAATTGATTAATATCGAGAGTTAAAGAAATACCGTCTAAATCTAGAGCGGTCAAAGAGCCTGCAGAAGAATTCAACCCTCCGATTATATTACCCGAACCAAGCTGTTCTAAATCAATATTAGCTGTTGCACCTGATTGGTCTACATATATTTCGTTATCAGCAGAAAAAACAAATGTTGAAGTTAATAATAAACTAATTAATATTTTCATCGATTACCTCCCAGAAACCTTTATCATACCCTATTTTGACGATTTGCAAAACAGCCTCTTCAATAGCTCTTTGAAGAGCCAATGTAGCAGGTTCATTTTCAGCATCTCCCGTTTCAATTTCGACTAGTTCTGTGCCTGCTTCTATAAACCTAAATACATCTTGCGATTGTCCATAACTATATAATTGTTTACTTACTAAAACATCTATTAAAACTTCTCCTGTTGCTACAGATACCATACGTAAAGCTACTGTAATATTATCTACTCGATACTGTTTACTTGTCCCTATTCCTAAATATCTAGCCCCTATACCTCCGCTTTTAATATTTGTATCAAAACCTATAACAGCTCCCTCCATTAAAACACCTGCAAAAAGTAAGGGCATAATAGGTTTAGGTCCATCAGTTTTTTCGTTTTGTTCTCTAGCAGAACGTATAAGTTGTCTTTCCTTAGTAAGATTGTCTAAACCTACTCTTTCAGCAACTCTAAAAAATTTTCCGTCAGCTGTGTGTTTTAAACTTCTAATAAGTAGGTGGCTTGGTGCTTGTGTAAGTGCTGTAGAAAACAATGCAAACTCACTATTACTTTTACGTTGACCTGTTTGGTCTGTAAAACTATTAGGGTATACGGCAACAACGATAGGTGCTTTAGGTTGTGCTACGTTTAATAAATCTTTAGATTGAATTTGTAAAATAGTCGGTAAAGTTTTACCTTGTTGTAATGTAGTATCTACAGGAGCTAAACTGCAACTAGAAAGAAAAATCGCCAACAGGCAACTGTATCTCTGTAATATTTCCATCAGCATCAGTTATCTTGAGAGTTATGATTCCATTTTCAATACTATATTCTATAGTGTTTCCCTCTAGGGTCAAAGTCCCTTCTGTGCTAGGTGTTTCACCAAATAAATTTTCTACTAATTGTCTTGACAGTTGAGCATAGATACGTGATTCAAGATTCCTTATAAATCTAGCTAATGTAGTATTTTCTTTATCTCTTTCTATTTGTTCCTGTATAGCTTTTATTTCTTCTTTAATACTCATCTTACGATTAAACTCTTGGTTTTCAATAGTTAAATAATGTGATGAAGTATTAATACCGTTAAAAGAAGGGTTTTTAAATTTATGAACTATTTGGTCAGCCCATAAAGAATTAGTTAAGAGTGCAAGAAAAAAGAAAATACAGAAAAATCCTGCAATTCTATATATCCAAATATTTTCGTTAGTCTTTTCTTTGGTCATGTCTTTTTGCTTTAGCTATTTTACTACTGTCTATCAAGTTTGGCACTCCAAGTATAGTCTTAATTAAAGTATCTTGTCTAATTATTTCATTATCTAAACTACGTATTCTATCTATTAAAGCTACTAAAATACCATGTTGTGTATCTAATTTAGTGCCTAATCTTTCCTCGATAGCGTTTATTTGACCTGCTACTTTTTCGTCAACAACATCTAATTTTTGTTCCATGCCATCAACAATACGTATAACTAATTTATATATAAACCAACCAAGACCTATGGCTGCTGCTATGGGAAACCCAACTTCTTGTATAAGTGTTACAGCTTGTTCCATCAATAATCACCCCAAACCTTAGTTTTCTTCCCACCGTCGTATACTACAGCATGACCTTCTTTAATTAAAACATCGCATATATCTCTACCGTCTTCTGTATATGGTATGCCTAGAATACGACCATATTTACCTTTACCTAAAGATTTGACCTGTATTTTACCAATACATAATTCTTTCAACCTTGCTTTAGCAGCAAGACCTAAAACCTTTTCTGCTTTGTCTCTAGTCCTACTTTCTGGTGTATCTATGCCTGCAAGTCTGACACGCTGTTTATGTAGCTTAACATCAAACCCTAAATCTAAGGTACAGTCAAAAGTATCGCCGTCGACTATACGTTCTAATGTTGCATTATATACAAATGATTCTGGTGCTTTAGCCATTTAACACTTCCATCTTCTTCTAGCTTGTCTTAATCTTGAGTTAGGGTTTTTTGCAGCTTTAGGAAATTTTTTCATCTGACCTGCAGAACGTGCACAAAAAGATTTACGTCTTTTTGCTGCTTTACTACCTTTTTTAACTTTACCTGTTACTGCTGTTTTTAATTTACTTCCAGGATTCATACGTCTGTACGCTTTAACTCCTGCTGCAGTCATACCCGCACCTTTTTTAGTAGGTCTAAAATTCTTTTTATTTCTTTTAGGCATTTTAGCTTTTTTTCTTTTTGGCACGTGTCCTCCTTTTTTTAACAAACGTTTTTACGTTAGTTGGTTTACCTCCAGGATTTCCTGCAGCTCTTTTTCTTTTTACTGCACTCCTACGCTGTGCTGGTGTCATACTTTTAGCTTTGCTTCGTGGAACACATTTAGGATATCCACGTTTACTTTTACCTTTAGCAGATTTTCTACCACATTTTTGAAACTTACCTTTTTTCTTAGGTGCACCTATATCTACCCAATCACCTTTTGGACCTTTACCGAACCAAGCAGTTAAACCGCCACTAGGTTTTGCCACGTTTCTTTCTCATTCTACGTATTGCCTCTTTACCTTTTTTTGCTATAGCTGCTTGTTGTGTTTTACCTGCAACTTTAGCTCTTTGTTCCATTACAGTTAAGATTTGAATTTTCCTAGCAAATGGTTTTTTAATTTTTTTAACTTTTGCCACAGTTTTCCTAGCATCTGCTGGAGTTTTGTAAGCAATCCTAACAGTATCTTTTGGATTTTCATCTGTATATAATCTCCTCCCACTACCTTTGGGTTTTTTACCAGTACCTTTTTTAGGGTCTTTTTTACGTTTAACTTTTGCCACGTCTTTTAGTCCCTTTTCTAGCTTTTCTTATCTGAGAAGCAGTAGGTGCTCCTTTTGCACCTTTTTTACGCATACGTTCACCAGAACCAGCTTTAATTCTTTTACGTTTAGCGTGGATATTAGCCCACAATCCTTTACGTTTTTTAGCCATTATGCTTTTTTAGTTCTATATCCTCCGCCACGTTTTTTATAAGTCCTAACTAACCATCCATTTGCATAAGCACTTGGATAAACTTTAAACTTACGTTTTGCTTCGGCTTTGACTCTTGCGTATAACGAAGGATTTGTTGGGACTGCTTTAGATTTAGAAGTTTTCTTTTTAGAAGACTTCTTTTTAGCTTTTGGCATCTTCTCTCCTTATTTACCGACTTTTTTCTGTGTTTCTTTATGAGCCTGTGTAAAAGATTTACCTTTTTTCATCATATTTTTCATCATGGTCATATGTTTTTTAGTGTGGTGCACCCCATGTTTTTTCATGGTTTGTTGCTGTCTAGGTGTTAGACCTGCCATACTTACGCCTTTGACTGTGATGCTTTTTATGGCTTTTTTAAGTTTAGATTTCTTCTTCATTTCTTTTTACCTTTTTTCATCATTTTCTTTTTACCTTTTTTAGGTTTTGATTTTTTCATTTTTCCGTAATGAGTTGGCATAGTTATTCTCCTTTTAATACTCTATCTCTTAATCTTATCGCACGGGGTCCTACTTGTGTAGCCCAACGACTATCCATCATTTCAACTGCAGCAGTTTCCCAATCATGTTCTTCTAACGCAGCTAAAAACTTTTTAAACTTTAATAATCGGGTAATACCTAAATTAAAACACATATTTGCTAATACTCTTTGTATATCTTCAGGTAAATGTATCCACCATTTTAAATTTCTATCTAATTCAGTAGTAACTATATTCATATCTTTTTCAAAACATTCTTTTATTCTATCTTCAGAAACAGGGGTATCTACGTCTTGACCATGTTCAGGGTCTGATTCTAATATTAAATGACCTATACCAAACGTAGGGTATCCAAGGTGGTCTAAATAAATTTTATCTATACAGCCTTCATCAAAAATTAATTCTTGTCTTAATTTATCTATATTCATAATATCTTTACTGTCGTAGACCCTCCAGTTGAAACGGTTATTTTTCCTAGAGATGTCGTCCCTTGTAATCCTTTTTCTTCTCCAACGTATAAATCTATCCATTCGTTTCCATTCCATAACTGTAACTGATTTGTGCTTAAATTAAAAATTATAGTCCCTTCAACAAATTTGTTCAAATTTCTTTGTGTTTCATTTACTAATAATGTAGCGTCAATATCTATTGAGTTTAAAGATAATTCTAAAACTCTTACTAACCTATTAAAAAGTGCAGGGTCAACAGGTCCTGTCGCTTCAGGTAATTTGGTTTGTAGTAATTTAGACATTATCGTCTGCCGTCTGGTTTAACATCTAAACGTGTAGCTCCTAGCCTAAAACTCATACCTATATCATTAGTATCGTTGTCATTAGACTGAACTCTTAAAACTACTTGTCTAGCTCTAAGGCGTGTATCGATTTTAGTTGTAGTAGAAAAACAAGAAGCTGTAACGACTGTGTTTAAATTATCTCCTGGAAAATCTCTTTTCTTTAAAACAAAATCTAGTTTTTGTCCTGAACTACCTTTTGCAGCGTCTCCAATAAAATTTACATCTGGAATTATTCTACTTATTGCAGAAAAAACCTCACCTGCAGGCTCTATATCAAAATCACTAGATTCTATAAAAACATTTTGCATAGCAGAACCATCATCATCATTTCCTACTTCGTGGTTAAATAAACAGCTTGTATTAGTTGATATTTCATGTGTAGCTATGGGCTTATCAAAAACGCCCTCGTCTAGCCAAGCATTTCTAGAAAGTTGTCCTATAGACCATACATTTTCGTTATAATTATAAGATACATACCTATCTATATCTGTCGAGTTAGAAGAACAATAAAACCAACCTACCTCATTAAAGGCTTTATTTATAAAAGCAAATATTTGAAAACTTTGTGTTACATTAATATCGCTAAAAACATAATCTTTTACAGAACAAGGAAGATTTTGAACCTGACCCGTATAAGCGTAAAAACCTTTTTTATCCATCCAAAAAACACCTTTAGGTGAATTTATAGCGGCATTAGGACCAACCATGCCGACACCTTCGTTTACTAAATTTAATCCAAAAGTAAAAGGCTGACCTATAAACTGTAAACTATATAAAGCAGTATCTGTCCATATTAAAGTTTCTTGTCTTGCTCTAATCCCACCAATGATTGCAGAGCCTGCTGATACTCTTAAAGAGCCTGCTGTGTTTGTAGCTAAAGGCTCCCATTGAGTAACATCTTCTTGGTCACTAAAGGCTATTAACATAGGGTCTTGTGTGCCGCTTCGACTTTCACCCTCTATAGGGTCTGCACCTAAACAAATAACATGTCTATCTATATCGCTAACTAAAACTTGTGAAGCAACAGTAGGAGCTAAATTAGAATTAGCTAAATCCGATAAAGCGACTCCTCTCGTTGAAGTACCACTGCTCGCGTCCCAATAATAAATACCGCCGTTTCTTACATTAAAAACTAAATCCTCACCAAAATTATCATGTGAATAAAGTCTTAATTGGTTTGTAACTGATAAAGTAGACGCCGAGCCAAAAGTTCCTTCTCCCCATGAGTCTAACCCCCAACCAGAAGAAGGCACAAAAACATCTAAACCCACATTGATTTGATACGCTCCGTCTACGGCAGAACCACCATTACCACTATCTGAAGCATTAGCAGTTACTGTAGAGCCAGATGTATCTTTTGCCTCTATAGTATAGGTGTTTGAATTTGGTATAGTCGCTATTTGATATTCTTGATTTAATACAGCAGCAGTAATATTACCACCTAAACTTACTGCTTCGCTAAATGTTACAAAATCGTTTTGAACAGCACCATGACTACTGTCTGTAACGGTTATAGTTGAACTACCGTTAGTTGCTGCGAATGTAATACTGTTAGTAGAAGATTTTCTAATAGGGGTTATGTCATAGTAATTATCCCCTTCTAAAACATAATACTTTTGAGTCGCACCTATACCGACATATTTGATACCATTTAAAGCAGTCCACCCTATAAGAGCCCTAGCTTTTGATATAAAAGTGTTACTAGTTCTTTTTACCCAACCGCCTATCTTTTCAGGTAAACCTTTACGAAAACGAACTAAATTACCGTCAAACCAACCGCCTTCATTAGTATACGCAGTTGTGTCTTTGTTTATTCCAGGTTTGAATATAAACTTTTGAAGAGGCACGTTTTTCTCCCATTATTTTTCTTTACTCATAACTTCTTCATCTTTGTCTTTAGTCGAAGCTACGAATTCGTTTGTAAAAAAATGTAATGCTGCATCAACTTGTGATATATCAAACAGCATATTTTCTTTTTTACCCCTCAAATTAGTTATTTGTTTTGCTAAATATTTTTGCTTGTCTGTCATTTCAGACTCTAATATTTCTTTATCCCCAACTGTAGCTTTATTTTCTTCAGTCATACTGATTAACTATTAGATGATATATATGATTTACCTGTAGTAATAGCATTTGTACAATCAGTTTTTTTACTACTTGATGAGCCTTTAACATTAGGCGTATCGTCATCACTATCAACAGGTGCATATTCTAAAATAGTTTCTAAATGGTCTACATTTCTTTGTACCATTTCGTTTATTTCAGATTGTGCCATGCCTTCAACAAACCAAGTTCCAGCTTTTACACCATTAATTAAATTAACGCTATCCATAGCGTGGGTTAAACATTCTGTTACTGTTTGTGCTGCCATATTATTCTCCTTCTTTTAATTTAGCTTTTAATTCTTCTACTTGCGTAGAAAGTTCTTGTACTGCTTTAATCAATGGAAATACAAACATACTTTCACTAATCATTTGCATACCATCTTTTTCTTCAGACCAACCAGAAAACTCATCAATACCAAGATTATCAAGAACTGATTTAACTTCTTGTGCAACTAAACCATGTTGTAAATCTTCTGTATTTCTTTCTGAATGTTCACATCTAAGTTCTTCTGGCACATCTGCTTGTTTTTTCCAATTATATGTAACTGTTCTTAATTCATTTATGAAACCTAAACCTAAACTATTGTCCTTTATATTTTCTTTGAGTCTTTCATCTGAACTGTGTGTCCATGTAGCATTAGAACCCCATGTATTAGTAATAAATGTACTACCATTACCAATTTTAATTGTATTGCCTGCTGTAGCATTTAAAGATGTACCAAATGTAAATCTATTACCAGCATCGCCAGTATCAACATCATTACTAAATCCTACAGATACATTACTACCACCTGTTGTTAATGAATCATAATTATTATGTCCAATCAAAGTATTGTTAGCACCAGTTGTAACATTCATTCCTGCTCTATAACCCATAGCTACATTATTGCCTGATGTAGTTAAATCTTCTAAACACTCAAAACCAATAGCAATATTTGAATCACCAGTAGTAGCTTGAAGCATAGCTCTAGCACCGATTGCTACATTACCACCACCAGATGTTGTTAATCCAGTCATAGCATTTGTGCCGATAGCAGTATTAGAACCACTTGTTGTACAAGCATCAAGTGCATTTACGCCTATAGCTACATTAGAACCACCTGTGGTATTATCATTTAAAGCGTTAAGTCCTACAGCTACATTAGAAGTGCCACTTGTATTAGCTCTTAAACTATGTTTACCTATTGCTACATTTTCAGAAGCAGTATTGTTTTCTAATGCTTCAACACCTATAGCAACATTACCTGATGCTGATGTAGTGTCTAGTAAAGCTGCTCTACCTATAGCAACATTATCACTACCAGTTGTTAGTTTACCTGCTGCTTCATAACCAATAGCAGTATTATTAGAGCCTGTTGTTACTGCATCCGCACATTCTGCACCTACTGCTGTGTTTTGTGCCCCTGTGGTGTTTACTGCTAATGCTTTAAAACCTAATCCAGTATTATTACTAGCTGTTGTGTTTGCTGCTAAAGCTGAATTACCAACTGCTGAATTGTTTGAACCCGTTGAATTTGCGTTTAAGGCAGCATAACCAATAGCAGTATTAAGTTGTCCTGTAGTATTTTGTTGAAAAGAAACACTACCTACTGATGTGTTTTGAGTTCCAGTAGTAGTTGAAGTCATAGATGCAAAGCCAACTGCTGTGTTGTGGTCTGCTGTGGTATTTGCATCTAAAGCTTGTGCACCTATGCCTGTATTTCCACCTCCAGTAGTATTTGTCTCTAAAGCTCCCCCACCCACAGCAACATTACTGTTACCTGTGGTGTTTGATTTTAATGCTTCGTGTCCTACTGCTGTGTTTGGCGTACCTGAAGTGTTTAAATCAAGAGCATGAAAACCAACTGCTGTATTTTCTGATGCTGTGGTATTTGCAGATAAAGCTCCTTTTCCAACTGCTGTATTTTCTGTTCCAGTTGTATTTAATGTAAGAGCAACAAGACCGACAGCAGTATTGTTATCTGCTGTAGTATTAGCTTCTAATGCTTTTTGTCCTACTGCTACATTTTGTTGTCCAGTTGTATTAGCTGACAATGAATCATGTCCTACAGCAACATTATTTAAACCTGTGGTATTCGCATCTAGTGAACCTGCACCAACAGCTACATTTTGTTGACCTGTAGTGTTTGATACTAATGCTAAATAACCAACTGCTGTGTTTCTACCTGCTGTGGTGTTAGCATTTAAAGCACCATGTCCTAATGCTGTATTAAAAAAACCTGTTGTATTTGATTCTAATACTTGTGAACCTACACCTGTATTATTTGTACCGCTTGTTAATGCAGCAAAAACACTATCGCCTAAACCTGTATTGTTTGATGCACTTGATAAAGTACCTGTACTTGCATTTTGACTAATTAAGATACTATCAACAAAGTTTGTTGTATCAGCTAGAATACCAGCATTATTTACAGTTCCACCAACAGTTAAATCTACGACATTTAAACTAGCAAATGCATCTACTATAGCTGCTCCTGAACCTGCTCCATCAGAGTAAACTGCTTTTACATCACCAGCAGGTATGGTTACATTAGCACCACTACCTTGCGATATGATTATATTTTGTGAACCGCTTGTGCCGTTTTCTATAAACCAAAGTTTAGATACTGTGTTTGGTCCAATAGTAATAGTACAAGCACTATCAAGCGTACCTGTATATTTTAAATAAATAGAACGACCAGGGTCTGTAGAACCGTCCGCTATTGTTGTAGTATGTGTGTCAGCATTTGTGGTGATTGCTTCTGTACCAAAGCTAAATGCTTCAGCTATTAATTCTAAATTAGTATTAGTACTTGTTCCCCAAGTTCCTGATTCGTCACCCGTAGCTATTTCTTTTAATCTTAAATCATTTACATATGTAGCCATATTGTCCTCCGACTATTTTGATTGTACACTATATTTAATAAAATTTTAAGCAACTTCTTTCCAATTTGGTGTTTGAGTATCTGATACATTAGTATAGCTTGGTGTTTGGCTTGATGTCACCTCTGAATAACTTGCAGTTTGAGAATCATCTACTAGTCCCCATACATTTACTATATTAGCTACACCTGTTGCACTGACTCCTGTAAGTATTATTACAGCTTTTGATACTATTGTTTCGTTCCCTAGTGCAGTAGTTCCCTCGTTACCTGTAACGCCTATATTATTATCTGAACTAATTTCAGTTGAACCTAATGCGGACGTTGCTACATTTCCTGTTACAGAAATATTAGCACCTGCTGTAACTGATTCATCTCCTAATGTTCCTGCCGAGGCAGAACCAGAGACACCTGTTACAGCTGCACCTGCAGTTATAGCATTACCTAATGCAGATGTACCGACATTTCCTGATGCAGAAACATCTGCTCCTGCAGATACAGTTTCATCACCTAAAGCGGAAGTACCTACATTACCTGAAATAGAAACATCAGCTGTGGCTATAATAGTTTCGTCACCAAGTGCAGAAGTTGCACTTAAACCAGTAACACTAGTTAAGGCTTTTGCGACAACAGTTTCGTTGCCTAAAGCGGAAGTTCCTGCATTACCTGTTACAGCTGTAGTCGAAGAAGCTACTACAGTTATAGAGCCTAACCCAGAAGTTCCTGCTAGACCTGATTGCGAAACGTTAGCATCACAAATTATTGTTTCGGAGCCTAATCCTGTAGTGCCAACATTTCCTGTTACACTGACAGTTACATTAAGTACGGCAGGCTGACCCCAAGGACCAGTGCCCCACGTAGAACGACCCCAACCGACCGACATTTATTTAAGCTATTCTTATAATAGCGTTTGATGCATCTGCTGTAGGAAATTGAATTGTAAAATCTCCGTTAGTCGAAGTTTTATCGCCACCAAAAGCTAAAATACAAACAGCAGGGTCCCCAGACGCACTGTCGTTAAATATCATTGCTCCATTAGCAGTTATAGTAGCAGAACTAAAAGTTAAATCTGCAAAATCAGTTAAAGCAGTTGTTCCTGACGTTGAAGGGTCAACTCTTGTTAAAGTTCCTCCTTTTGCCGTGTAACCTGTTCCACTTACTTCGTTTGAAGTTGTATATGCTGTGGTTGATGCATCTAAAGAAGCACTACTTGTATATAACGCTAATTGAAAAGTGCTACCACCACTATTTTTAAAATTATGAACACCTTCTAATAGTTCTTGTTTAAAAGATGTGCACATTGCTTGGGTTATTGCCATTACAGCCTCCTTATTATATCAGCCATATCCTTATGACCTTGTTTTTCTAATAAACCTGCTACTGTTGACCTATCGCTAGCAATAGCTTGTTTCATGTATAACAAAACGACTTGTGCCATATTATCTTTGAACGCTTGTGCCTGTGCTTTAACCATAGGGTCTGCGTTGTCGCTAATACTGATAAGTCTTTCCATTATTCTTTCTGTCCAATATTCTGGACTTAAACCTTTATTTTTTGTTGTTTGAATATTTACATCCCCTATAGTGGGAACTACTTCTACACTAAACATTTGGTGCTCCTGCATTAAGTTTTACTTGGTCGTTTCTAGCTTCATCTCTTAAATTTTTAAACTCTCCTAAAAGTTTTAGAGTAGCTAAAGCTTCTTGATACCTAGCTTCGTAAAGCCCTATCGTATTAGGGTCTTGTTTTAAAAAATAAGCACCCTCTACTAAAGAGCCATATAACATTGCATTAGGTGCATTTTCTGATAACCAACTTTGACCACTGTCTCCTAAGGTTGTAAGAGAATTAGGTCTAAAGTAATAATGCAACTCAACACTATAATTACTATCAGGTGTTGGTGCTACTATAAAACTATCTTCATCAAACTGTGCATAGTAAAGGGGTTTGCCTGTTGTTGCTTGTTGTGGTGTGTAATCTCTTATATAAGATACTTGTTTTAATAATAAATAAGAATAATTATTACTTCCGTCTATAACAGCTAAACTGAAAGATGATAGATAATCATCAGGAGTTGACAAATAAGTATTGTTTGATGTCAAAGTTCCTGTTACATTTTTACGAAAAACAGGTAATTGAACACTCTTTAAAATACGTTCTTCCGTTGTTTTAATAAAGTTATCTAAATTATTAACAAAAGTTGTTTCTGAACTATCTAAATAGTCCTGTATTGCCGTTTTTAAAGTACTATATGTAAATCCTGCCATTATGTTATACTCACTGTTACACTGCCTAAGTTTGTGACAGCTCTTGTGCCTTCTAGTTTACTACCTATAGGGTCACTTTGAAAAGTCATTCCCGCTGCAGCTTGGTTTGTTGTTTTAATCAAACCTAGTTGTGTTTGTGGTAATCTAACTTCTGGTCTAGGTTGATGTAAAGCCTCAGAATCTACGGATACAGAAGGTGGGTTTAGTTGAGGATGTTTTGTTTCAAAACACTCATGACATACTTTATTACCGCTCCACTCTTGTCTAGCTGTAGTATATCTATATCTAAAACCACAAGTATCACAGATAAAATATGCGTATTTACCTGAAGCGTATGACATTATATGTATTGCCTTTTAGGCACTATTCTAAGAGGCGACCTATCTTCGTCATATTTAAGAGCGTTCAATAAATCTTGTTCATACTGTTGTTTTATTATTGGTATTTTTTGTGTATTCTTTTTTAAACATAGATAGTAGGCTAACCCTGATGTTAGACAAGGTAAAAACCTATTAGGAACATCCATGTCTTGGTCTGAAGCGTCTATATCTTCTATCGTTCTCCACACATAGTAAACCAGTTTGTCAGTTGAGTTCTCGGGTGTTGGATAAAGATGTAAAATAGGTGTTGTTTTTCTTTCTAACCAATATTGTGTAGGTCTTGCTTTTGTCGCTTTATTAGGTATACCGACATATTCATTTCTATCTATTCTACTTACACTCAAATCAGTTACTATATCATTAACAGTTTTAGACACATATGCGTCTAGAATATCAATATCAAAACTGTTTAATGTATATTCATTGGTTCCTTCTACTAAAGAAAGTTCTACTTTTGTAACTTCCCACATCTGTATGCCTCTGTTATTCCAATCAGCAAACATAATATTAAGAGAACGTCTAGCAGTTACTGCATCATAAGACGTACGAGCTTCCAAACCTGCAAGTTCGTACGCCTCTTCGATTGCGTTAGCTACATTAACTGAAAAAGCTCTTGTGCCTGACGTTGCCATATTAGGTGTAATAGGCTACGAAAAAATCACAATTAGCTAATACAACATGAGCACCCGTTCCAAACTTTACACCATCATTTGGTATGTAATGGTCGAAACTTTCATTAGCTGCTGAGCCAAATTTAAAATGTATTAATAGTTTAGTGTCTGTAGCACTTGTTCCATCATATATTTTAATCTCACCATCAGCTGCACTAGATTGTGCTTGTATTGATTGTATTCTAACAGGTCCTAGATTAGTTGCAGTGCCTGCATCATCACCTATAAACCCTTGTAATTGTCCAGTCGAAGTTAATGCCTTAGACGCCTTTACATCTGATGAACTCATACTATACTCCTATTATGCGTCAGCGAATGGAGTAACCACAGTACCAGAAGCAAGGTTAATACCTTCTACTGCGTATTTGGCTGCACCAATAGCGGTTACTTTAATAATAGTACCAACTATACCACCTTTTGTAGAACCGTTTAACGTGATAACGTCATTACTAGCACCTGAAAAGAATGTTTTACCTGCTGCATCACTTTTACCCATATATAATCCACCAACGAACTTA